GATGAGCGGGCAGCCCGTAGGCATGATGCCCTTTGGCTTGCCGTTGTCGATGGTCTGCTGGTAGATGGATAACGGCGTTGCCAGCGTCGGCGTGAACACCTTGGGGGCTCGCTCGACGCGAATAGAGACGGCCGTGTCTTTGCAGTCGGCCACATCGACCAGCGTGATGCTGTCCGCGGCCACCGAGTAAATGCGGTAGGCCCCGACGAGCGGCGTGCCGCCCGCCCCAGCGGCCGTAATGACGCACAGATCGTTATGGACGTCGATGCCCTTGTCGTTGAACGTGGCGGTCGCGTGCTTGATGACCTTGCCTGGGGCTACGCCGGCTAAGTTTTCGATGATGCAGCCGTCCAGGGTCATTTTCGGGGCCGTGTCGTGATCGGCAACGAATAGCCGCCCGCCCCACTCTGCCGTCCCCAGCCGCCGCGAGGCGTTGAGTTTCACGTTTCCGCTGATGGCTTTGATCGCGCCGGCCTGGTTCTCTCGGTACGCAGTGCCGTAGGCGCCGGCAAACAGCACCGGCCGCGAGAAGTCCAGCGAGATCGACGGACGGCTGTAGTCCAGACGGAACTCGTCAATCAGCGGCACCGGCCCGGTGGGGTTATGCATGTGCTGCATGCCAATCCCTAACCACGAGCCGGCCGGGCTGGCATGCGTGAACGAGGCCCAGAGAGCCCCGTCCAGGTAGCAGCGGATATTGTCACCATCCACAGTGACGCTTAACCAGAGCGGTCGCACGCTCGAGGGAGACGGGATGCCGATCCAACGCGACGCATATGGCGGAGCGAGATACGTGGTTACTCCGCCGCTCCGAGAGAAGGCTCTCCCGGCGAAAGCAAAAGCATCTCCGCTGACGGCGCAGGCCACTTGGACCACCAGGCAATCATTGTACGATGGATTGGCATCGCTCATTCTCAGAAAGAGGAAGTAGTACCCAGTCTTGTAACTGCCCCCGTAGGGCGAGAGAAGCATCTGGGCTGCGTAAGGCTTGGTCAGGTCCATCGAGACCGCCGCGAGCAGGTTGCTGCCTGTGTAATAGGTGGACCCGTCCCATGTGGCGCCGACTGCGTAGCGCTTGCCTGACACCTCGCGGACCGACATTAAGCCCCCGCTGCCCCAGTCTGGTACGGACAAGCCCCTCCACGGCAGGGTGTAGATCGCCCTGCCTGGGGCCCGCCCCTCGAACGTGTCCACCACACTGGCCGCTTCCGTGCCCACCGCCGGCCGCACGGACCCCAGGCAGTTGATCGGCTGGCCGAAGGGGATCCTGAACGCACCCGTCTCGGCCGAGGCGTCTCCCATCACGTCGATGACCGTGCTGCTGACCACCTTGACGATCGGGTAGCTTGTGTCGGGGTTGGGGTCGGTGCACGTGACCGACATGCCAGCCATCCAGGCCGCAAACACTGGGGCGGTCGCTGTGATGCGCGTCACGCCTGCCTCCGCGTCGTAGATGGGCGTACCGCTGATCGTGCCCGTGATGGGGTTGCTGCCCAACTGATCGGCGAACGCCCGCACGAGCCCCGGCCGAGAGCCGCCGCGGTCCCGGCCGGTGATGGCCCCCGCGCTGCGCACGTTGACCGCGTCGATGGTCGAGTAGGGCGGCTGCGTCTGCCACGCAAACGACCGGTGGATGCCGGCCACGGGGAACACGATGGTTTTGGGCTGTGAAGGCATGATTCAAAAACCAATGCGTTGAGGCCGTCTCATAGGCACCGGCTGCCAGGCCCCGATGGTGCTTCCGTCGGACGCCGCTCCGATGGCGGGAGAGATGCGGGATAGTGCCAGGTTTCCCGTCGCGGCCCCCATGAATCGCGGATCCGCCGCGATACTGTTGTCGTCATTGAACGGGCTTGAGTCCGCCCACGGTGCCGCACCCCACGTTGCACGCACTGCCGCCAGATCAGCCTTCGCTCCCCGTAGGCTGGCGAGCGCGCTTCCCCCGGCGACCAGCAGGTTGTTGTCCATGCGGATGCGGTTGTGCATGCCGTCAGGTGCACCCACCGCCGCGTCTGCCCCTCCTGATGCGTCGAAAATGTTGTCGACTACGATCATGTCCATCGGCAACGGCGCGTAGGCATACCACGTTTGCCCTGTGGCCGTCCCAGGCGATGGCGATACCGTGATTGTGTCGGCCGAATCATCGACGGCCAAAATGGCGAAGAACCCCGTCCCGTCGATCCCGTCGGTGCGGCCGACAATGTGGAGCGTGTCGCCGACGCGCACCTTGCTGAGGTCCGAGCCGGTCACGGTAACCGTGGCCGTGCCATTGGTGACCGCGTTCGACCCGGTGCCGCCGTGATACGTGGGGTTCTCGTTTGCCGCCCACACGAAGGCGTAGCCATTCGTTCCGTAGCAGGAGTTGTGATGGAAGCGGTTATACGTGCCTGATGTTACGTACAGCGCGTAGCGGCCCCAGCAGTAGTTGTGATGGAAGTGGATGCCCGAGCCTTTGACGACCGCTCCGAAATCATCGTCGCTCAAACCTTGAAACCTATTGCCCGAGATCTCGGCCCCGAGCACGTTCAGCCCGACCATCAGAGGATGCCCGCTGGCCGTGCCCGTTCTCACCATCGAGTTCCCGGTGATTATGGCGTTGCGCCAAAAGCCCGTGATCGCCGCATCCGTATACGGCGCACCGATGCTGATCCCATAGCCGTTCCCTGTCCACGTGTTGTCGGTGACCACCAGCGTGTTCCCGCCAGCGGTCGCGGACTGGCAGTGGAGGAAGCTCGTGCCGGTCCCACTGTTCCGTGACAGGATAATCGACGTGAGCCCGACCGACGCTGGAACAGGCGTATGGATGAATGCCCCGCCGATGGTGCCCACATCGCAGTCTTGCACGTCCAGGCTGGTTCCGTCATTCAATAAAACAAAGTGCCCATCCGCGGCCGTGCCACCCGACACGTCCACATTATGGAGCGTAACGGCTCCCACCTCGCGCAGCACAATGAGGGGCCCCGCCCCTGCGTGCCCAATGATCGTGCAGTCTCGGAAAGTGACCGCACGGGTGGATGTAACCGAGCCGACGGTCCGGTAACTGATCGCGCCGACATTGCTCGTAGCGGGCACCCTGAACTCGCAGAACTCGGCCGTCAGCGGGGCATCGGGGCCAGTGTCTGTCGTGCTCCCCCATCGAATGATGGCTTGGTTGGACAGTGCCGTGGGGGCGAAGCGCAGATTTCGCAGCGTGAGAGAGCTTCCTGCCCAAGTGCCCGAGGAACGATACAGGCACCGGTACGCGTCCGTGCTGGCCAGGAGTGGCCGGCTGTCGCCCAGGTCTGCCGAGGCCCCGTCGCCCGGCGTGTTGACATACCCCTCAATCGTCAGCACTGTCGCGTCCGGAAAACTGTTCAGGCTGTAGCTGGCCCCACCGTAGTTGCCCGATTTAACAAACAGCGTGTGCGTCCCCGCTCCGGCCGCGCTGACGGCAGAGAGGCCGCCAGAAATGGTCTTCTTGGCCAGGGCCTCGGTCGTGCCGTTGTTGGAATCCAGCCCCGTGGCGCCGTCCACGTAGAAGTTGGCGGCGCCCGCCCACGAGCCCGCCAGCAGCAGAATGAGTGCGATCTTGCGCATGGTTCACCATCCCTGCACGACGTAACTGGTCCCGTACGTCGCTGGCCCGTCGATCCACAGCCCCAGCTTCCAGCAGTAGGCCGCCCCGTTCTCGTCGGGGAAGACGGCATGACCCCCGGGCTCGATGACGCAGTCATAGAGACTGTTCGTCTTGCCGGCCGCGTCAGCGTTGAACTTCACATAGAGGTACTGGCCGCTGTCGGGGTGATTGAACACGATCACCTTCCGCATGCCTTGCGTGAAGGTGTATGTACCCGAGGTGGTCGCTGCGACCGGAGCCTTCGTCTCAGTGGCCGCCGTAGAAGCGACGCTCGTGCCGTAGCCCCAGCCCGACGCGCCGTAAACGGCCGGGGCAATGGATTGCTGGAATACCGGCCCGCTGGGCACAAATCCGAACACGGCGATGGCGAGCAGGCCCAGCACTGCCGCCACGATCCAGAGTTTGTTTCGCATCGCAAGACTCCTGTGCTGAAAGCCTATCCTGCCCGCCGAAATTACACCTTGCTCAGGGCCGGGCAGTTGGTGCCGATGCCGGCCACGTCCTGGTTGGGCACGCACCAGCGCAGGACGCCGCCGCGCTTGACCGCGACCAGTTCGATCTGCTCACCTGCGTCGGAGAACGTGAGCGTGTTGTCCTCTTCGGCGTTGACGTAGCCGGCCACGGTGACCGTGATGTTGCCGCCGCCGTCGGTGTCGAAGTTGAGCAGGATGCGCTGGCCGACCGCGATGGGATTGGCCAGCGTGCGGGTCTCATTGCCTGCCCCGCTGACGAGGTTCACTACGCCCGACTGCGTGATGGGGATGGCCCCGCCGTCGCCGGGATCAGGGATCTCCCAGGGGGCCATGTTGTACTGCATCGGAAGGTTGTGCGGATTCATGATCGCTCCTTACGGCTGCGGATAGCCGTTGTACGTGACCAGATGCGGCGAGGCGTAACCGTACGCTTCGCCGTCCTCGGTCAGATGATTGAAGATACTCAGGTGCTCAGCGCCCTGCTGGCGGTCGGCGGCGATGCTGGCCGCTAGTCGCTGCATGAACTCCGGCCAACGCGGACCCGGAGCACGGAGCCGCCACTTCTCGGCGCAGGCCCGGGCCGCTGCCATGACCGTCTCGCCGAACTCCATGCCGCCCAGCGGATAGACGTTGGTGGACGACAGCTTGTTGACCAGGATCTTGCAGCGGTACGTCAGTAGGTACGCCGCGTTGGCCACTGGGTAGAACTCCATCCGAGCCCGCTGGGCACTGCCCGGTGCGGGAATGGTCCACGTCACCGCCACATGCGTCGGGCGGCCGGAACCCACGCGCAACTGCCGCAGTTCGCGCAGCTTGCCCTCGCCCACCACGGCCACTTTGAACCCGCACTGGCCGGGCTCGTAGGTCATGGGGCCTTCCAGGGCGGCGAAGTCGTCCTCGAGCGTGTAGTACCGCCGCTGAAGCGTATAGGCCGTGCCGGCCGCCGTCTCCGGGGCGTCGATGGCCAGCGTCAACTGCGTGTCGCTGTCACGGGTCAGCACGTCGTAGGCTACGCCTTTGATGACGATCTGCCCGTCGGCCGCCCAGGAGGGCCACACGCCATCAGTCAGCGTCACCTTGTCCAGCGAGCCCGCCGCAACCTCGATGGTGCCCGTGTCGTACGGGGCCGTCGTGGTGATCGTGCGGATGGGCTTGAGCCACGACCAGCGGTGCGGTGCCTCGCCCTCTGCCAGCGGTGGCGGAAACAGGCAGAGCCGGTACGCCTCGGCCAGCCGGTCGTCGACCACGGCCTGACGAGCTGCCGCGAGACCCGCGTAACTACTCCCCCAACCAAGCTCGTCGCTGATGGCGTTGACGAAGTCGGTGTACTGCAGGCTCAGGTCTGACTCGGCCACGGGATGTCCTCCATTGCGGAAACCCGGGGGCTGTTACACCCCCGGGATCCGCCGAGGAAAGGAAAAACACAGACTTACAGCAACTGGGCGATGTGCACCCAGTCGATGGCGGCTTCGGCCGTTTCGCCGCCGACGTTCATGAGCACGAAGTAGAACGCCATTGCCTGGTCGTCCGGCACTCCGGCAGTAGTCAGGGCCAGGGCGTCCCCGACCTGCACGCCGTTCACGTAGAAGTACACGCTCGTACCGTCGCAGTAGATGCCAAGCTTGACGTAGGTGTCGGCCACCGAGACGTGGGCATCGGCCACGTGGGTGGCCAACACACCCAGGCCCGCCGTGTTGTAGACGGCGTCCCACTTCTCTTCACCCTGCACGTGGTAGAAGCCAAGGTAGTCCTTGTCGTTCATGGCTCCGGCGAACCCGAGGACGCCACCTTTGGCGGCCAGGCCCTCTTCGGCCAGGCCGAAGAACGCAGCCGCGTCATGCTTGCCTGCTGCGTCAGGCCCGAGCTTCACGCGACCCTCAATCCAGGTCCGGCGACCCGTCAGAAGGACTTGCCCGGCCGTGTTGAGCCCGCCGAGGGCACTGATCCCGGCGTCCTCCTGGGTGGTCGTGCTATTCAGGATGCACACGCCGGTAGGCTCGTCGGCGGGCATAGTGAGCGCGGTGCCCAAGGTGGCCGCCGTGTAGCCGGCAATACCCGAATCCAGGTGCTGGACGGTCTTGTTGTTGGCCAGCACGTAGTTGCCGAGGAAGTCGTTGAAGTACTCGAACCCGTTCACTACGCCCTTGCGGATGAGGTCGAGCGGGCACGACTCCCAGAATGGCGAGTGCAACCGGCCGGTGGCGCTGCCGACGATCAGCGGGTTGGGCATGTCGGCGACACACTGCACGAGCCCGTTGGTGCCCGAGCGGTCCACCGTCTGAGCGGCCCGGGCAATGACCGGGCCGCTGCCGATCGGGCCGGCCAGGAAGCTGCCCGCCTGGACACACAGCAGCGTGACGCCGGCCACGCAGTTCTGGTCGGTGTACAGGTCCACCGACTGGTTGCGCGGGATGGCGATCCGGATCTCCTGCCCGCCGGTCTTGGCCCCGTAGTTGCCGAAGACCACGCCGGCGAAGTTGTGCAGGTTGCCCGCCGCGGGCTTCTCGACCTCGCGGAATCGGTTGTGGTTCCGCACCGTGGCGTCGGCCGTCTCCTTGCCGGCCAGATCAACGGCGCTCGTGCTGTCGCGGTTCCAGCAGACGAGGTAGCCGTCCTTGAGGGCTTCGTTGCCCGTGTAGCGGACGGACCGCACGTCGAGGGCTTCCTGCTTGTAGGTGGTCGTTGCGTTCATTGCTGGGCCTTTCTGCGTCGGTCGCTCCGACGCACAAAAACAACCCCGGAGCCCGGGCCTGAGTTACGCTTTCAGGCCCAGGTCCAGAGATTCAGTCGATCACGCCGACAGGTCGGCGAAGTAGTTGAGCATGAAGCTGCGCGAGGGGTCACGGTTGATCGTGTTCCACATCTTGTAGATGAAGCACTCGACCACCGTCTTCTGCATCGGGGCCTTTTCCGGGCCGATGCGCTTGAAGTCCCATCCGGGCACCTGCAGGACTTCGATGACGCTGAAGTTCAGGCCGATGAACGGCATCGTGTTGCCCCACACGCCGACATCGTCGTAATCCTCCAGCCACTGCACCGGCGTCCCGTTGAGCATGGGGTCGCCGAAGAAGTTGCGCAGGTCCCGCCCGATGTTGTCGTTCTGCCGGCGCAGCCACTGGTTGATCTGCTGACGCAGGGCGTAGCCGGTGAGGAACATGTAGTCGTCCTCTTCCGGCGAGCGGTTGGGGTACGGATACGGGGCCTGGAAGTGGGTCCTGTCCATGGCCTCGTTGAGCCGGTAGATGAAGCCCGGCGAAACGTCGGACATGTCCTTCCAGCCCGCGGTCCAGTTGTTGAACCGGGTGACCGCCGAGCAGTTGATGCCCTGCTTGTCCGGCCATCCGGGGGGGTTGCCACCGTTGAATCCGGGCGGCGTGCTGGCCGACGGGTGCGGGCGGATGGTGTGGTGGATCGGCCAGGGCGTCTTGTCGTCGGTGACGTCGATGCCGGGGGCCCAGAACGACTGCTCTATCTTATCGACCACGTCGCCGTAGGCGTCCACCTCGCGGGCCTTGATGACGTCGACCACCTGCTCGGGGCCGCCGTTCAGTTCCTCCTCGATAATGTCGAAGGCGAACTTGCCCCGCGTCACGCGGACGGGGACGTTGGCCTTCATGAACATGTCCTTGACCGTGACCTGCTCGACCTCGTACGCCCCGACGTGCTCGGCCTGCCCGTGGTTGGTCACCTTCACGTCCCAGCGGTAGGTCCCGCCCAGGCCCCGAAGCTGCTTGCGCCGCTTCTTGAGGATCTGCTTGGCCGCGATGTACTTCTGCCGCGTGCGCGACAGGTCCTCGTAGCTCGGCGGCTCGACCGTCTCAAGCGTGGTATTGATGACTTCGATCAGTTTGTCGACCGACATTCCGTTTGCCATAGTGATTCATCCCTTCGGACTGGTTGCTTGTGTTGCGCGGGTTCGGATCTCCTACCGGCCCAAGATCTCCGCCACCTTGGCGACGGCAGTCTCGGTGCCACCCTTGATAGCGTTGACGCGGCGTGCCGAACCCGGTCCCGCCGCATGATTGGCCAGCATAGAATCGTTCTTCCGCAGAGACTCCCGCCGGGCCTTCTGCTGGGCCTCGGCGAGTTCCTTGGAGTGCCGTGCGTACAGCACGGTCTGCAGCAGGCTGTCCCAGGATGGGACGGGCTGCCGGGCCCGCAGATAGCTCTCGGCCACCGCGTTCATGGCCCAGAGCACTTCGCGGCGAGCCTTGCTGTCATCGTACTTGGCCGCCAGCGGCTTCCACTCGCCATCGAGGTTCGCCAGCGACCGCTGCAACTGGGCGTCGTAGTGCGAGACCTGGAGAGCGCCGATCTGCTCGCGCAGGCTGGTCACTTCCTGGCTCACAGCCTGGACGACCTGGGCCATCACGTTGACCGCGTGGTCGCTGATAGCCGACACGAGTTGCTGGGCCTCGTCGGTCAGCTCGTCGTAGCCGGCAAACTTGGTGAGATCCAGCCGCAGACTGGCGGGGGCATCCTGCTGGCCGTTCTGCCCCTGCACCTGACCCGGCTGCGGAGGCTGTGCAGCGCCGCCGGTCGCCGCTGCGATCACCTGAGAGGCGATGCCTCCGAGTGCGGCGCGAAGAGCCATGGCGTTCGGAAACGCCGCGATCGCCTCGTCGGTCATGCCCATGCCTTTGGCCCATGCCCGATCGGAATCTGAGATCGCCCCTTCGCTGCCTGGTTGGGCGGAAGGCTGAGCCGGCTGATCGCCGCCCGCCTCGAGACCGGGAATGCCCGCATCCGGTCCCTGATCACCGGCCGCATTGGCGTCCTGGCCGGAGTAGATGTCGTTGGTGTCGGCGATGGCGCCGCTGTCGCCCAGGGGCTGCTGCTCCCAGGACGCATCCGCGGTGTCCGTCGCCGGAGCGCTTTCCATGCTCAGCCCTGTTCCAAGCTCGTCGGTCATGACTCGTTGTCCTTTCCTGTGTGTGCGCGACAAAAAACGGGAAGTCCGCACGCTCAGCAGTTATTCGGGGCACGATCCCCGTATCCTGCGTCCTGGTCGAATGTCCCCGTGGCCTCCATGGCCCGGTTACGATCGGCCCGGCTCGAAAACAGCATCTCCCCCGTCTTGGGGTCAAATTTCGCGTCGTACCCGGCCGTCTCCTTGAGGTGCTTCTGCATGGCCGGGATCTGGAACGGCGGCACGCCCAGCGCCCGGCTGCGCCGCATGCGATGCCCGCCGATGCCAGGCGGGGTCACCATGGGGAACTCGGAGGCAATGTCACGCACGTAGTGCTTGCCGTCGCGGAGGATCCGGCGGGGGGCCTTGCCCATCGGGTAGACCTCCTCGATCACTTCGTTCGTCGCCTGGTTGCGGTAGCAGTACATGGGCATCAATCGCCACTCCTATCATTGAGCTTCAGCCCAGCGCCTCGAATCGCGTGCTTGACCTCGCGCAGCTCCTCAGCCTGCTGGGTGAACGCCTTGGTGTTGCGTTCGATCACCTCGTTGCCCTTGTCGGCCATCTTCTCGATCACCTCGTTACGCTTGTCGAGCGCCGTCATGAACCAGCGGATAATGAACACCAGCACGCCGATGAACCCGGCCGGCTGTGCGTAGTCCTTCAGCGTCCCCTGTGCCAGTAGTTCCCACATGGTCGATGCTCCCCATCAGCGCTCACTGCGCTGCCGGGCACTCCCCAGCAGATCGCTCATCAGCACTTCCTCTTGGCCGCGGTTGGTCTTCTGGCTCGGCCGGCTCTGATGCGTGTACACCTTGGGCACGTCGGCCTTGAACGGCCCGGTGTCCTGAGACTCGGCCTTGAACGGCCCGGTGTCCTGAGACATGGGCTGGGGATCGGGGATCTCCGCCCGCATCAGCATGTTCTTCAACTCCGGCTCGAGGTTGCTCAGCCGCGCAACCTCCTTGAATAGGTCGGCCATGTTCAACTGCACGCCCTGCTGCATGGCCAACTGCATGAACGGGGCGTAGATCTCGACGAGCACGCGCTTGATGGCCGCCAGCTTCTGCTCCGGCGTCTGGTACGTGTTCGAGTGTGGCTGGATGTCGAACATGAACTGAAAGAAGTCGAACCGCGCCCGCTCCTGGTAGCTCCAGGGCTCGTAGACCACCAGCCCCAGGCTGCGGTTGCCGCGCTCGATCTCTGGCTCGTACAGTTCGTCGTGGTAGGAGTACCAGGCGATGGCCTGCAGGATCTTGGCCCACCAGTTGCGGATCTTGCGCTCCATGGAAGCCAGGCCGGCGTTGGATCCGGCACTCAGGATGCTTGCCTCGGTGGCCGTCTCCACCCCCGTCGGGCCCAGCCCGGCGATCAACTCGATGTTGTTGGCCACGAAGTTGTTGAGATGCTTGAGGTGGATGGCGAACGCGAAGTTGGTCTGGTTCGGCCCGCCGTAGCTGACCTCGCGAATGGCATCCTTGAATTCGGTCGCGTAGGCCCCGCCGTCCGGCGTGTCACGCAGAATCTCGGCCGCGTTCTTGGCTTTGCTCTGGACTTCGGCGATGGTCTTCTGCCGCTTGCACTGGTTGATGAGCTTGGCGTAGGCGTTGTCTACCGCCTGGGCCAGATCGTACCAGTGGCGGCCGATGGGCATGGGCAGTACGTTGCCGGCCACCCGCTCGAAGACCAGCGGGATGTACGGGTCGCAGGCGTACCACTTGCGGCCCCACAGCGGCGGCAGGTGCGGAGCCCCCTCGACGAGCGTCAGCATCCACTTGTACTTGGGCAGGTAGACGTCCATCAGCCGGACTTGATCAGTCAGGTCGTCGTCGCGGTCATGCTGCTCGTTGCCGGCCACGCCCAGCGGCTGCTGCTCCCACGGGATCGGCCCGTCGCCCCGGCGGTTGCCGCGGCTTCGTCTCAGGTAGCCCTTGCATGTCTCGTCGTAGCGCTCGTCGGCCAGCACCTCGTCCAGGTCGGCCAGGTAGCGATTGCCGATGTACCGCATGCACCACGATCGCTTCGAGGGCAGATCGAGGATGATGTCCTCGCTGTCCACCAAGTCGAGCTTGGGCCGCTTCTTCCAGACCGGGATGCCGTCGACCATCACTTGCTCGGTCAGTTCCACGGTGACCTTGGCCACGCTGGCACCGATGATGGCCTCGAGAATGCTCGCCTCCTGGAACTCGTCCAGGTACTCGATGGTCTTGAGCCGGCGGTTGGTGTCGAACTCCAGGTTGTACGCCTGCGGGGCGAGGTTCACGTTCTCGACGTCGACACGGCACCGCGGCACGTTGCCCGACAACCGCGAGACGTACGTGCTGATGGCCATCCGCAGCGGGTTGAGCGGCCGGCTCTTCTTCGACCTTCCCCCGTTGTAGTGGCTGCCCGCGGTGTACTCGATCATCTTTACCCACTCCTCGCGGTACTTGGCCATGGAGCGGGTGGACTTGTCGATCATGTCGTGCAGCCGCTGGAGGTTGCTTCGCGTCCAGCCCGGGGGCAGGTACGGATGCTCTTCCCATCGCTGGGAAGTCTGGTCGCCGGCGGAGCCCAGCGGAGTCGGAGCGGTCAAGGTCGGGGTTGCCATCATGGTCACGCCGCCCACCCCCCTTCCCACTCACACGCGAGCAGGCCCATTTCTTCGGCTCGCTCCTGAGCCAGCGCCCGCCGGATGTGTTCGGCCGGGGAATTGATCGGGACGGCCGTGTCCTCTTCCGGCTGGGTATTCAGGGACTGGCGTACGACGTGCCACAGCAGGGCGGCAGCCACCACGCGGTCGCCGTGGGCGTCGCGAGCGGCGGTGATGTCGTCGGTGACCGCCCCGTCGTGCAACGGAACGGCGCCCGGGCCGTAGCGGTACTGCCGCAGTTCTTCCACCACAAACTCGTCGGGGATGATGAACCACCCCTTCTCCAGGGCCTCGCGAAGATTACCGAACGCGGCGCTCTTGCTGTCGCCGTCCGTCCACCAGCCGGGGATGTTGGTCGACTCGCCCGTGCGGCCGTTCTTGGCCTCGCGGTGGTAGACCATGGACGGCTCAAGCTCGAGCATCTTCTTGGCAAAGATAGAGCCCGGCCCGCCGTTCTGCTCCCAGATCACGTAGGCCGGCGCGTCCGGCGTGCCCAGCCACCGACGCAGGGCGGTCACCTGAAAGGCGAACTTCTCGGGCGAGGTGTAGGCACAAGCCCACGAACCCACGTAGTCGCCCGTCTCCAGGTTGGCGATGCAGACCGTCGAGGTGGACGAGCCCGTGCCGGCGCCGATGTCGCAGGCCAGGACGTAGCGGGCCTGGGGGACATTGCCCTGCTCGTCGACCGGAACCCACAGCCGCAGTCGGCCGGTGGCGACTTCCACGAACCCGCGTGCGACCGGCTCGGCCGTGCGGTCGTCGTAGTCCAGCTCGCCCGTGTGCATGGGCATCCGGCACTGCGTCTTGGCCCGATCGACCATGTCCAGCGGGAAGTAGGTGGCGATCGACCCCATCGGGTTGATGTCCAGCTCGCTGGCGATCCTCACCGGGTCGTTGCCCAGCTTGGAACACATGTGGTCGTAGTACGGGCTGCGGAGCTTGCCGTCGAGGATGAACGGGTAGTTGTCGGGAAAGTTGTACTCGGCCTGCTCGATGCGGACCTTTCCGCGGAACTCGGTGTCCAGCAGGATCGGCCGGCCGTTGCGCGACGTGTACAAGCCCTGCCGGTGCGTCGGGCGACTGGTCCAGTGGACCTTCATCACCGACTTGCCCGGCTTGCTCAGTTCCTTGTTGAACGTGGTGTTCGGGCCCTTGTGCGTCGAGATGTAGATGGCGTTGTCGGTGACCGCGGCGATGGACTGGATGACGCCGCCGAGCGAGTCGATGGTGGCCGCCTCGTCGATCAGGATCCCCTTTTGGCGGCCAGCCCGGCCCAGGTCGCCCGTGGTCGCCTCGCCGCTGATGGTGCTCTTGAGTGTTTTGTTGCTCCAGAGCAAGGACACCCGGTTGAGCTGCGGCTTCAGGAACTCCGGCAGCATCTCGAACAGGAAGTCGAGCTTGGCAAACAGGGTGTTGGGGTCGTCGCCATTGTCGACCATCTTCTCCTTCCACGACGCCACCATGTAGTGAACGTCGCGGTGGAACAGGAAGTCCCAGGCGAAGTTGACCAGCGTGTTCCAGGTCAACGACTGGTCGCGGCTCTTGGGAATCCACAGGCCGTAGCGGCCCAGCGAATCGTTGATGGCCAGGATGACGTGGTCCTGCTCTTCCCAGGTGATCCACGCGATCTTCGGGCAGTCCTCCCTGCGGGGGTCCAGCGTGAAGCAGAAGGCGTTGATGAAAAACAGGATGTCCTGACTGCACGCATCGACCAGCAGGTCGGCAAAGTTGGGATCCGCTTCGGCTTTCCGGATCAGGTGCTCGCGGTAGGCCAGGTTCTCCAGCCGATCCTTGGGCACGAGGTGGTAGAACGGGCAGCGCGCAGCGATGTCCGCGCGGGGGAAGGTGCTCAGCCCCGCGATGGCCCTGTCAACCGACGAGGGCAACTTCTCGCTTACGCTGCTCGAGGAATGCACGCCGATCGGCCTCCAATGCCTCCAGGATCTCAGGGTTTTCCTTCCGTCGCCGCTTGTCTTCCTTGTCCGCCTTGGTCTCAACGAGGAACTTGCAGACCTTTTCGAGCCAGGCATCCGGGCGGTCAATCCAGTTCAGAAGCATCCGGTAGGCGGCGACACTCGGGCACTGAGTGAAGTCGATGTCCTCGACGTCCAGGGCGATCACGTCGGTCACCCACTGGCAGTTGGCGTCTCGTGACGCGATCTTGGCCTGGAAGATGGAAGGGTCGGGGTTCAGCCGGAGAAGTTGGTCCTTCTTGGAAGCCTTGCCGTCGCGCTTGCGGGGACCGAGGGCCATGGCCTGGCGAGTGCGTTCCTGGGCCTTCCTGAAGTCGGGGTACTTCGCGGCCAACTCCGGGGCGTACCGGTCGTGCATGTTGAGCCACGCCTGACCGGCCGCACTGTTGGGATTCATCCCCTGAGCGAGAAAGAATTGCCGCCGCTCGGCCTGGTAGGCGCGGGCCTCCTCCAGCTTGCCTTCTTTGGCGAGGAAGGTGTCGAGAACGACCTTCTTCACCCGCCACCTCAGGTTGTTGACGTTGCCTGCCATCCGGACGCACCCCTCTTCGACTTGCGAGACCGGGGCTCGAACCCGGGACCTGCGGAGCATGAGTCCGCCGCGCTGCCAACTGCGCTATCCCGCCTTGGAGCCCGAGAGCCAGCTACGCCGCTTGCCGACCGACGTACTGGGCTCGGGCATGCGTTCTACTTCTCGCTCGTCCCCTCGGCCCCGCGGGCCACACGCAACCGCAGCCGCTCGAGAGACCGCAGGGCGTGCGTCACGTGCATCAGAGCCTCGTCGCGGTAGAAGCAGGGCGGCTCTTCTTCTTCGAGGCGGTCCCGGACGGTGGCCAGAAGTGATTCAGGGCTAGGCTTCGCCACAGCCACGGGCTGGCTCACGACAGGATCCTCGCTCACCTTCTGCTGGCCCTGCTTGGCCATGAAGACCTCCTGTTCCTAGGTGTATGAAAATGATATACACCGGGGGCCGGTGCAAGTCAACAGAAATTGACGAGTTTATTGACGGCGTTAAAAACGCCATACGTGCCCGTGGCGCAATTGGCGCAATTCAGGGGTATCCAGGCAGGGGGGAATCGCTCTGAGGGCAGCCAGGAGGGGTCTCTGTGCGTCAGAGGAGGAGAATCAGGGGAGTGCTCTTCGGGTCGTCGGGAGAGATAGGGAAAGAGGAGGGAGAGGGGGATATGCTAGTGGGCCAGGCCCGCGGGCGAGGGGGGGGTCGATCCAAAATATCCGCCTCGGCCGGCCGTTTCGGTCTGTCGCGCTGCAAGATTTGCAGCGACCAGGAGAGAATGAGCGGCGCCTCGAGGCTTGCAAGCCATGCAATCACAATGGTTTACGCTCGTCTGCATTGCGGTCGACCCCGGCTTGTCCCTAAGCCGGGCACGCGGGTTCCGGATTCCGATCTCCTGGAGGCGACGCCGGAAAGACGCCGGAAAGCGGTGCACTCCCAGTGTATGATCGAGCTATACACCTCACCTTCCCCGTACAGTGCTGATGGAATCCGCAGGCAGGTTTCCCGGTCTGACGTGTTGATCCCGTGGGCGCATAACCGGTTCTCTTGCAATCCTTGACCGTTTGACGTGATCTCGCGGCCGTGATTGCTCCTCGAGGTGTCCTACCTCGAGGGTCGCGGAGAGAACCGGCGAAGCTCCGCTGATGCTACGGGATGATGCGTCGTAGCCAGACGCCCCGGCCGTGGTCCGCAGACCGCCACTGGTCGGCCGGCCCAGCATTCATTTACATGTTATTTACGCCGTTAACGCCTGCGGGTCAAGCCTTTTTTTTGGACTGCATATGCAATAGCCGTCAGCCGTCAACCTCGTCGTCAACCTCGTCGTCAACCCTCTAAGCCGTCAACGTCGCCGGCAACCAGTTCGCGGATGACGGTTGACGGCGTTGCCGGCGAAGGGCGGGTGAGTGCGCCACGTCTGGGCGTTGCCGGCGAGCTCCAGGCGGGCGGACATGGACCGCATCGAGGCTCGCGCCAGAGCTGCTGGGCGGACCATTGCCGACTACCTCGTTCGCTCCGTCCTAGGAAAATTTTCGCGACGTAAACCGCGCAAGCCTCTGGGTTTACAGAATCCCGCCGAATAATTTTCCGATATCCCACTTGACAGCCGATGAATCCTGATGTATGATCGATGCGGCGGTCGACGGTTCGGCC